CATTTTATTAAATTTAATTTATATTTTTTTTGCTTTTTGTCCTGTAAATTGTTCCCACCTTTCTATTATTACATCACAGTATTTAGTATCTAATTCCATACCATAACATATCCTATTTGTTTTTTCACAAGCTATTAATGTTGTTCCACTTCCTAAATAAGTGTCTAATATATATTTAGGTTTTTTCTTGCTATGTCTATCTGCGTATTCAATACACCAATTTATTATATCCACAGGTTTTTGCGTAGGATGTTTTTTATTTTCTTTATTTGCTTTTGCTCTTGAATACTCTTTAATCCTTAAAGCATTATTAAAAGATGTCCACGCCATTTCTCCATCTGCTAAACTAAAACCTCTTTGTCCTTTATCCCATATTAACCAACCCATAGATGGTTTTAAAATATCAGTAAAATAATTACCCCCCCATATAATTTGATTGTCTGTCATATTAATTAATCTAACAAAAATATGGGCTTCAGGTTTTTTTTCATCCCATTCAGGATTTCCAAAATTTCGCCATCCGTGATTATTTGTTTTATCTTTAAATTTTTCTCCTTTAATTAATTGATTTCCATAGTTTATGCCATAAGGGGGATCTGTTAATAATAGGTCTGCTTTCTGTCCATTCATTAACTTTTCAACATCACTTTCTTTTGTGCTATCTCCACACATTAATCTATGCTTTCCAAGTTCCCAAACATCACCTAATTTAACTCTAGTTTCTTTTACTTCTGGTATATAGTCATCTTCAATATTACCCTCTACTATTTTATCTATATTAAAACCAAGTTCTACATCTTTAAAGCCCCAATCTTTTAACTCATCTATTTCAAAATTATTAGCTAATACATCTAAATCAAATTCACCTGTATTTTTGTTTAGCCTTATGTTTAATTCTTTCTCATCTTCTTTAGATAGATTTACTCTAACTGTAGGTACATATTCTGCCCCAAGTTCTCTCATAATTCTTAAACGCTGATGACCACCAACTATAGTATTGTCTGCATTTATTACTATTGGAGTAGTACAACCAAACTTTTCTAATGAGTTTCTTAAGTCCTCATATTGTTTATTAGTCATTCTTCTAGGATTATACTCAGCAGGGTTTAATTCTGCTATTTTAACTTTTTCTATTTTCATTAATAGCTATGATTATGTTTATGTTTATTTAATTCTCTTAATTGATTATTAAATTGTTTGTCTGTTTCTGCTTTTATATGACAGGCTCTACATAAAGCAATAAGGTTTTCTATTTGATTCTTATGTCCTGTCGGATCTCCCCCAATCCCTCTAGCGTCTATATGGTGTATATCTACTGCTTGTTTACTACAATGCTCACATAGTATAACATCATCTATAACGTAATCGTAATAGTCCATATATATTTTTATATACTTCTTCATACTTTACAAGATTTTTCATATACCTTTTTTAAATTATCCATTATTTGCTTATTACATGGGCTACAACTTTTCCATTGTGGATTCTGACCAAATACCCCATTATATAAAGTAGCTATTATAGTTTTTTCTTCTGCATTTAATCTTTGCCTTAATTCTATACCTGGCACTACCTCATCATAAATCTTAATCTCATCTTCTGTAAATTGCCTAATGTTTCTAAAGTTAGGAAACATTTGATTAAGTTTTTGTTTACGTTCCTCACAACCACAATCATCTCCTAATACTTTTTTAGCTAACTTATCTATACCAGTAGCTTTAGTTATTTTGGCTATACTATCCCCTAAACCTTTACTTTTGTTTTTCATTTTTTAAAAAGTTTTTAATAAATCTAATTGACTTTCCTAGTGTGCTTCTATTTATCTTTGTTTCTTTCTGCATTTTGTTTAAGCTAAAACCCTCTCTAAAATATATTCTAAATACTTCTACATCAAACCAACTTAAACCTTTTAACTTCTCATCTATCCATTGTAATCTATCTTCTTGTTCCTCTAACTTCTTCATCTTTTCTTTTGTTAGAGGCTCTTTAGTATAAATATAAAATTCTTTTAATTGTTTTTCGTTGTATTGTTTTCTGTACTTTTTATGATAAGGGCTAGTATTACTTTGGTATTGATTCATCATTATTCTAACTATATAAAAAGTTAATTGCTTCTTTTCTATTATTACTTTAATCTTTTCTTGATTAGAATCGTATAAAGCTAATATTGTTTCGTGTAACAAATCTTCACAGTCAGGGTATTTATTGCTAGTTATACGTTTAGATATATCTAACAAATTAGTGTAACTCTTTTCTAAATATGTATTTAGTTTTTGCACAATTCTATAAATAAATTAACTCCTGTATTTTTTAAAGCGTTGTATTCCCATTTACCAAGTGGGCTTATTTCTACTACCACCATTTGAGGTGTATATTGGTCTTGTATAAAATCAATCTTATTAAGTATATACTCATCCTCATCAATTATAATCTGTGTTTCTTTATGTATAAAAACATCACTTGTAACCCCTCTATCTACTTCAAATAAAAAGTATCTAAAGTTCTCTCTACCATCTTTTGTTCTAATATTTTTGTATGGGTCATATTTTTTTCTCATATCGTTTTTGTGTATTTAGTAAATATGTCTATAAATTCTTCTAATGAGTAACAGATAACTGCCTTATAGTTTCTAGCTGTTAAGTTAGCTATCCATAGTTTCTGATCCTTACTAGGTTTATTATATCCTACTTTAAGCTCTACCATTAATCCATTATACTTTTTATTAGGCTCAAATATCAATAAATCTGGAACACCTTTTTTGTAATGTTTTTTAACTAGAGCTTTTTGTTTATAGTTTCCTTTACCTAAATAAACACCCCCTAAAGTAGATGTCCAAAGTATGTGAGGGTAGTAGTTTAAATAATCTACTATGCTATTATGTAAATCTTGTTCTTTCATTTAATTTGACTTTGTATATATTCCCAAGTTAAAGCTCCTAGAACAAAAACAAAGATTATTAATATTATTAAACTTATATTACTTATTGTTATCATCTCTTGTTGTTATAAATATGTTTACTTGAAATACTAATAATAGTATATGTATTTCCCAATAGTTTCTTATTTCATCTGGCTCAAAGTGTCTAACCCCAAGTAACAAACCATTCTTTATGAAACTAATAAATATCATACTCTTTTCTTTCTGTATTTAATATGTCCTGTTAAAGTTTCTATTTTTTCATACTGACAATTATCTACAAGGTGTTTGTAAAACTTATTTACTTGTGCTTGGTCTTCTCTAATTCTATTTAAGTATGCACTATCTAAAAAGTCAGGCATATTATTTGCACTACTTCCTCTACTAAAATTCTTTTGATTATTACACCAACGTTTATATCGTAAATTTGTATTCCAAGTACGCTGTAATTCCCAGCGCTGTTTTCCTACATTATTTTCTTCTGTCCAATAATCTTTAAAATCTTCAATATAATCTTTAGGTTCTAATTCTTTTAAATCATTTAAAAACTTTTCTTTTCGTGTATATACTTTCTTATTTTTAATTCTTATTTCTTTATTATTATTAATAGAGTTTGAATTTTTTAATATCTTGTTATTAAAATTCTTACAATCTAGTTCTTCAGTTTTTTCAATACTAGATGTTAAAAAACTTAATATCTGGGAGTGGTCTATCTTAAAATGCTTTTTAGCAGGTACACCCTTTAACACTACCTTAATTATGCCCCACTTTTCAAGCACAGATAACGCTTGTTTAATTTGATAGTAAGAAAGGGTAGTACTACAACTAATATCATTTGTTACATTAAAAAAATAGCCCCCATTATTTTGAGAGCTATCTTTAAAGTATTCTTCTTTTTGTATAAGGTCAGAAAGAACCAAACTAGCGTCTACCCCTAAATTAACGAGAAGACACTTATTTAAAATTAAAAAAGGAGTAGTTGCTAGTATTGATTTTTTCATTTGCCTAAAATTATATAAAATTATTTTATATTTTATAAAGTTTAATTATTAGTTATTAACATTCAATAGTTAAAAAGGCATTTCAACAGACTTCTTGTCTTTTAAAAATTCATCATATTTTAAAGTATACTTTTCTACTTCATCTAAAGGTATAATTCCATGCTTGGCTAAGTCAATAGCTCCTTTAAAAGCTACACTAAATCTAATTTCTGTATTTGTATCAGTTTTAGTATTTGAATAACTAGGTGTTGATGTGTTGTTATTAAACTTTGATTCCCCTTTAAAAGCGATTTTAACAGTACCTTTAGGGCTTATTGTGTATTCTACCTCATCACCTACACCCTCATAGGTTTTATCCTTTCTTTTGTATAATTTTCCAATATCGCCATTTTCAAAGACAATAGTAAATATATACATATCATTAAACTTTTCATTTTGTAAATTTAATTCAGTAATTTTTGATTTTTTAGTTTCCATTTTTTTAGTATTTAATTAATAATTCGTTAATATCAAGTTTGACTATTTCACATAATAATAAAAGTTCACTTACTTTAAATGAAAAAGGACTATCTAATTTTGCTAACATTGTTGGATAACTCAAAGATAATTCTTTAGCTAAGTGGTTTTTCCTTATTTTGTTTTTCATCATTTCCAAAATTAAGGTATCTCTTACCTCATCTTGTTTTTTAAATTGTGTAAATCTCATAAACAATAATTTTTACAAATATAATTAAAATAACTTTACAAAAATAAAAAGATATTAACATAGGTATTGTTAATAAAGTATTAATTATTTATTTGTTTTATTAAAAATATTTTACATATATTTGTGTAAACAAAAACAACAAGTAATGAAAAACACAGAATTATTAGACCAATTAGAAATCTCATTTAGAGAACAAATTAAAAAACTAGAAGAAAGGTTAGAAGAATTAAAAGATATTGATTTTAGTTCTAGCTTACAATCTGACTATCAATCTAGGATAATACAAGCCTATCAAATGCTAATAGAAGTACAAACTTTAAACTTAAAACATAGATAAAATGGAACTAAGTCACGACAAACATTTAAAAATAATAAAAGAGCTAAACCTCAACGGAAAAAGCTTAAAAGAATTAAAAGAATACCTTTCTGTAATTAAATATGAAATATATTTTGAGGAAGTTATGCTACCTAAATATAATGAATTTTATAAAAATAAAAAGTAATGGAATTAATACTATTTTTAACATTTGCACTTATAGTAAAAACTAGCGAATACGCTAATAAAAAAGGGTATAGATAATGGAAAAACAAATAATAGATATATACTCAGATTGTTGTAATGCTCCTAGTAATTCTGATAGCCAAAGGTGTTCAGAGTGTGGAGAGATTTGCGAACCTATAAAACAAGAAAAATGAACACAACCATAAACGCTGATACTTTAGCAATAGCTTTAGCTCATAAAAAAGTAGAAAAAAAGTATACTGATTTAGACATAGAATATACTATAAATAACTACGAAGAATTTAGGAGTTTTAAGTATACTAAAGAGGCACAAAAAGACTTTGATAAATACTACAAATACTTTTATAACATAATAATAGAAAATCAAAAAAAATGAATCAAAAAGAACAATTAATAAAATACTTTAATGAACACTTTAGTATAACAACTTTAGAGTGTATGCAAAAACTTATGATACTAGATTTACAAGGTATTATAAGAGATTTAAAAGATGATGGATATAGAATAGAATCCTTTTATATGAGCAGAAAAAATATGTACGGAGATGTTAAAAAGTTTAAAAGATACTATTTAATTAAAAGCTCATATGACCATGTGCAATTTCAAAGAGAAAAAGAAGTATTAAGAGGTATAGTTTTAGAGTAGTTTTTTCATTACTGTACTACTCTGGATAGGGGCAATTATATTAGTAGGGATAACATTCTAATATTTTTGCCCTTATTTTTTTAACAAACTTTTCCATTCCACCTACCCCCTCTTTCTAACACCATAGGTAATAATTTAGGCTGTCCGTTTATAATTATTCCACACCCTAAAATAACTCTAGCACTATTTACTTTATTATAAGAAAAGGCTAAACTATGGTCATCTATAAGACACCCACACATCATTGACCAATGTAATGACATAGGGTTACTTGTATAGGATATATTAAATTCTGTATGGTAATGTCCTTGTATAACTGACATTCCCATTTCTTTAGCTAGTGTAAGTCCGTTTTTTTTCATTCCGTGTGTCATAAAAACCCATTGTCCGTTATTCATTTGAAATTTATAATCTGAATACCATTTCCAACCTTTACCAACACCTAAAACTTCGTTGTAATCCCTTAACATATAATTAGGTATTCCGTGTTTTTTTCCACGCCTATATAACATACTTCCGTGATTAGAATGTACTAAAGTCATTTCAGGGAACAAGCTCTCTAGTTCTTTAAAAACTTTTCTAGCTTTAAGTGTTTCATTGTGTTGGGTATCAAGAGAGGTTTCTGAATCGTGCATTGAGATTCCGTGAAAATCTGCTTCATCACCTATATTCCAAATATGATGATTAGGGTTTTTATTGTCTATTTTATAATGTTCTTTAACAGCTCTTAAAAATTTTATACTGTCCTGGTGATGATATGGAATATGTAAATCTGAACAAATTAAAATTATCTCATTAGAATTTTCCCTTTGAGTTTTTATAAGGTCGTGTTCTACCTTTGTTAAACGAAGTCTATAATCTTTTTTTATTTCTTTTTGAATTTTTCAACTGATCGCCCACCAAAGTAAGCACCTATCACCGTTATTAATGTAAGTTGTAGTAAGTCTGTCCATTTATCTGCTACTTCAAAAGTTATAGAACCACTATCTATAAATACAAGTAACATAGTACAGACAATAAGAAATATTAATACTAAAGGTCTTACTGATCTTGTTAGTATATTACCATTTGCGTCTGCTTCCCATCTAGCTGTTATATTTTTCTCAATCTCTATTTTATAAGAGTTCATTATTTCTTTAATCTTTGCTTTAGCGTTTAGCTTTTCTTCTTTACTTGTTATGACATTATCTAAAATCTCACCAACACCATCTATAACCTTTTCAGTTCCTAATATGTTTTTAAATATCCCCATATATATCTTCGCTATTAATTAATGTATAAGTAAACTTGTTACCCCAAACTGCCTCAGCTTTATAACAAGCAAATATAAACTCTTCCCAATCTTCATTAGCTGCTATTACTTGACATCCTGCTGACCATTTATCTACTTGACTAGACTTCTTTCCTTTTCTAGCTGTAGCTCTATGTATGTTAATACCAAAAAAACCAGTTTGTGTATTGTCATCATCTAAATCATAACAACCGTCCTTGTTGCTATCTCTATATACCGTGACCTCTGAAATTCTCTGGCACAAGGCATCGTAATTCCCTCTGTGTTTGTCTATTTTATATGACTTGTATTGTCCTGGCTTTAAACAAGCAACACCCTCTACTCTCATTATATTTTCTACCCAATAACGCCCTGGATCAGTAGTAGCGTCAAAACTATAAAATTGCCATTCTCCGTCTACTTTATAAGATAGTGTTATTTTATCATCAAACTTATTTGTAACCTCATCACCAGTAGCACTATTTCTAACGCCTACTATATTTAAGTTATAATCTCCTTTTTCAAACCAATTATACCCTTTGTCTTTTACTGTATTTTCTATAAGTTCTCTAGTTAACTTCATTATTCAAATTTACTAATTATTATACTATCTATTTTTGCTTGTACTTCTTTCTTTTTAACATTTAGTTGGAAAAGTAAGTTACCCGTAAATCGGCATACTTCTTGTGAATTGTTAATAACTACTAATGTTGGTAAAACTTCTATGTTGTATTTTTCTTGTAGTGTTGTACAAATTCCAATATCTGCCTTAACAGTATTGCAATCTTCCAAGTCTTTTAAAAAACTACAAGAGTTCTTATCGTTCCACTCAGCCCAAAATTCTATTACTAATATTCCATTAGTTTTAAGGTATTTATTTAAAGCTCCCTCACTTGTTATAGTATTTTGGCTTATGGCAACTTGCCCTACCAACAATAGTAGTATGTATTTTAGAAATCTCATTTTAATTCGTAAACTCTTTCCTCTATCTTCTCTACTTGGTTTTCTATTTTGTTTAGTTTTTCAGCGTTTGACATTACTGTTTTACTAATTAATTCTAGCTTTAAATCTAACTCAGACCTAGATATTTCTGATTCTGGTAGACGCTTTGCTAATTCTATTTCATTACTTAAAACATAATATTGACCTACAAAACTACTAACTAAAACAACTATAGCTATAATTGTTTTTAGAGATAGAGTAAATTTACTTGATTCTGAAACCTCTACTGCCATTTGTTTATTTGTTACAAGATTTATCTGCTAACCCCTGACCTATAATTAGAGCTACACCAACAATTAACATTGATTGCATTTTTGTTGCACTAATTCCTAAATCTTCTGAAAACATTATAACCATTAGTATAGAAAAGCCATACCAAAATTTTCTACTATTTATAATTTTATTAATTACGTTTTTCATATTTATTTTATTTTAAAATTTATTTTTCCATTCTCTATATATAACCCTTTACGTCTATATATTTCTTTTCCTTCAATGTTATATATTTTATTTTTGTTTTGAGATTTTTTAAGTATCTCAATTATACCAATATTACCACATGGCAAACCAGTTTGACAATCTATATACTCTGTTATTGTTAAAGTATCAATTATATTAATGTACAAAGTATCAGTTATAAATATAGTATCAGAGATATTGTATATATCACACTCAGCTAAAGTAGTAGGTACTGCGTCTGTTTCGTCTGAACCATCTACACAATCTAAATAGTTATCATTTAAATAAAACAAACCATTTAAACCATTAGGCACACAACCATTAGGTGAATAAGAAGTCCAGTTACTCTCATCATCTCCACAATAAAAGCCATTTTGCTCAACGCAAAGCTCACAATTAGATTGACTAAAGCCAAAACTAAACACAAAAAATAATAACAATCTTTTCATAATTAAAATATTAAATAGTTAAACCCTAATTTACATTCATAGATAGGTTTTTCCCAATATCTTAAATATGTACCCTCTATAAATATTCCTAATGACTTTGTTATTTTCCAACCAGTAACTAAACCTAAATCTAAATCTATAGGTAGTTGCTCATAGTCATAACTAAACTCATTTAACCCATAATGATAAGGCATTACATTTACCCAACTTAATAACCAAAAGTCATTACTGTACTTATAATAAGAAACTCCAAGTACTGCAGAAAGCTCATAGACGTTACCTAAAGCGTTTATTTCATTCTCATTATACTGAGCTATAGCAGAACCAAAATAATGCTTAAAAAACTCATCATTTGAAGTTGCTAATAATTCCCCATTTTTAAACCAATGAAAGCGACCATTAACAAATTCACTACTATAGCCAAAATCTTCAGCTAAATCAAAAAAGCTATCCTCTCCTGCTTCCCAAGTATCCTCTATTGGATTGTAACCATAAACTCTATGGCTTCTTCCAACAATACCTATAGTAAAATCCCAACGTCCTTTTTGTATTCTGTGTCTAGTATCAAATGAAGTAAATTCTAAATCTCTAGCCTCATCATTTTTTACTTGTATTTTAGTTACTCCATTATGTCCTAAATATCTAATCCAAAAATCCTGATTAGTAAATTTTTCAGACCTATTACGGATAAAAGAGTAATTAAGAAGGTACTCCCACCCACTAGAATTACCAATAAGAGTATTATCCCCAACGCTTTGCTCATCAGTTCCCGTATACCAAGTCCGTTTTTTCTGTTCAAAATCAAACCTACTGATTTTACGAATCCCAATAGTAAAGTTATAATCGTATTCATTAATTTGCGTAGTTTCTTCATATCCTTTATTAATTGCTATAAAATCTTGTTCTTCTACCATGCTAGTATTCATACTCATAGAAGTATAGAAAGTAGCATATTTAAAAAATTGAGCATTACAAGTAGCTAAACCTAATACCACAAGTATAACTAAAGCATAAATATATTTAGAAGCGTCCATTATAACTTAATGATTTGATAAGTTACATAAATATCCATAGACCAACCACCGTTAAATGTACCATTAGACCATACAGATAAAGCTGTATTGTCAATTGTCAATCCATTAGAGCCACTACCATTAGATGTAGCACCATTACCTACAAAACTTTTAACAGAACCACTAGCTAAAGCTCCTGCAAATCTACTCCAATATGCATAATACAACAAGGTTTGATCTACATCATAACCTATATACAAATTTTTATTAGAGCTTTCTGTTCCACCTGCCCCTGTGCAAATTAATGTAACTTGTAAAGGCACAACTCCATAACCTGAACCAGGAGCTGCAACTAAAACTTGAAATTCTCCTGCACCACCACCGTCATCTAAAGCTATAATTTGTGCGTTACTTAAACTAATTTTGTCAGTTTGAATTATATATTTTGCTGACACTTTTTTTGATGTTCCAGCTGCACTTCCTGTACCATCGGAAACATCGACCACCATAAATTGATCTCCACTAGCTGTTGGCTGTGCGAGAGCTGTTTTGTCTGTTAGTTTTTGTCCTGCCATTTTTTAAATAAGTTTTTAATTTAGTTATATTTTTTTGTCTTTCTTTGACTTTTTGTTTAGTAATCATATTAACAACAAATAGTTATATCTGCTCCTTGTAAAAAAGATTTTGTTTTATTACTCATAGGAGCTACATCAAGATTTAATCCTGCATAAAAATTCTGAGTTGTAGGATTAAGGTCTGCCCCAGTATTACTAGAATACTCAGGAAAGCTAGACGTATTGTTTTGTATATAGTCTATTAGCCTTTCTCTATAAAATTCTCCCATGTCCATACTAGCGTTTATAAGAGGTTTTAATTCATCGTGACTTACAGTACCACCCTGTTCACTAGACATTGTTACAACGCTATTGTTCACCATTCTTAAACGTAAAAAAGGTAGTACAGTAGCAAA